CCGGTAATACCGCTGAGAGTCTAAAGCCCAATCAAAGGCTACAGATTCGAAAGTGGTACGACCGGTCTGAGCTGTTCTTCCCTAGTGACCTCCATTGTATCCCTAATTATGGGCACGTTGGAGATCTCTCTAGGATCGAATACCTTGGTATGTCTGAGGAGCAACCCGTGAGGGTCGTATTTGTTCCTAAGACGCTCAAGGCGCCGCGCGTTATAGCTATTGAACCTTCGCATGTTCAGTACATGCAACAGGGTTTAATGGCCTACTGTGTCCCATTGTTGGAGAATCATCCTCTCACGAGGAATAGTATCCACTTTCGGGATCAGTCGATCAACTATAACGCTGCTCGTCAAGCCTCTGTAGATAGGCGACATGCAACACTCGATCTTTCAGACGCGTCAGACCGGGTCCATTTGGACTTGGTACGGCGCATCTTCCGGAACGGGTGCTTACTCGATTACCTCGAGGCTAGTCGCTCTCTATACGCTCGGTTACCGGACGCTAGAGAGGTTATCCTCTCGAAGTTTGCTTCTATGGGTTCAGCCATGTGCTTTCCCGTGGAGGCTATGGTGTTCTACACTCTTATCCAGAGTGCGGTTCATCAACGTACCGGAATCCGTCCGACTGCCAGGTCAGTACGTGCACTATCTAAACACGTGCATGTATATGGGGACGATCTTATTGTCCCTACGGCTTGGAAGGACTGTGTCATATCGAAACTCGAAGCTTTTGGGCTAAGAGTCAATCGTAGCAAGTCTTTTGCGAGATCACACTTTCGTGAAAGCTGCGGCGGGGACTTTTTCAACGGCGTGTCGGTTAAACCCGTTTACGCTCGTGAAGTTCCTTACGACGATATGACAACCTGGACGCCTAGTCACTTCATGAGTTGGGCGAAGACTTCCGACCAGTTTTATAGACTGGGTTTGTGGAGTACTGCTCAACTTATTCGTGACTGGATAGAGGGACGCCTGGGATCGATTCCTAGAGGTTGGGGCGAGAGCTCCGGTCTCGGGTTTTTCTCCTGTGCGTTTACTACGATGTGCAACTATGATACGCGGTTGCACAACTTTCGTCAAAAGCGGTGGGTCTTTAGCCCTCTTAGGGTTGCAGATCCTATCACTTCCTACTCCGGAGCACTTCTCAAGGTCTTGACCCCAAGAGTGTCTAAGGAGCGACAGACGCAAATTGCCGTTGGTTCGGGGTTTAATAACCCTTGGTCCGATGGTTCTTTGCATGTTGACGACGTAGTGCTAGACCTTAAGTCCAGCGTGAAGCGCGGCGCCTTCAAACCAAAGCGTCGCTGGGTCTCCGTCAATTTGTCCCGCGAGGGATGAGTTTAGAACGGAGATGTGTT